ACCCTTAGTGTAAAACAAAATCCATAGTGGAAAATAAAATTAACAAATCACTTGCAACTAATACAACTCTTTGTAAATTGCATCATAATTAAACACAAACACACCATGCTAAAAGATCACCATTACTGCTTAGACCAGTCTGGATTTAGCTTAGAGCTAGAATCCTTCGAGGATGACGGAATAGTCCTCAGTCTCTACTTCGGTAGAGGCAAGTCCCTAGACATACAGATTTACGATGAGCTTACAGAGACTTTCTCTGATGCCTACAGAACTATCTGTGCTGTGCTAGACCCATTTATTGTTGAACAGATAGAACAGGAGGTAAGAAAATGTTTTGCGAAATGATGTCAGCTCAAGAGTACGGAGTACTCAAGGGCTATAGTGAAAAATCAACCAGGGTTCACCAGATCATCAGGTCTGGTAAATTCCCTGCCGAATGGGTGCAACCACCTAGAAAGATAGGCAACCAATGGATAGTATTTGTAGACGCTAACTGGGTAAAAGATGCTAGTCTACGTTAATGAAACTATCGATGCGTTTATCGCTACCCACTACGGAGAAGTATCTAAGCAGAGACATATTGCCATAGCTACTACCTTCGAGCTTCTCTGGGATAAGTACGGATACAGGTATGCAGAGGTAAAGACTCTAGCTAAGTACAAGCCATGACCTGGGTATATGTTGCCTGTTTCATGACGCTATCAACTCTGATAGCCATAGGCATAGGCATAGTGAAAAAGCATAGTGAAAAATACTTCATTATTGACTTTCTAATCGGATCATCAATTCTAATACTCATTAATTTAATTTACTTAATCACAAACACATGAAAAATCTAATTAAAACCCTTGACACGGCTATAGGCCATTTGTACCTTCTAAAATCAAAATCTAATATTTTTGAATCAGAGGTGATGTTTATGTTTAACAACAAGACCTACCTATGGATTGGAGACTATTCAATCGAATGTGCAGAAGTAACTATTGAGAATACTCATTCATTCAGCTGCATTCAAGATCAGTCTGAGGTGGAGCTTACAGATTTATTAGAGTCAATTCTTAAACTAGAAATTTTAAATAACGAATAAACACAACACACATGAAAGAACTAATTGCAATCCAGTCGGAGTTGAAAGCTCCAAAGAATCAGTTTAACGCATTCGGGAAGTACAAGTACCGATCTTGCGAGGACATCCTAGAGGCATTGAAGCCACTGCTGTTGAAGTACGAATGTACCTTGACTATTGAGGATGAGATTAAAGAAGTAGGAGGTATTGTATTTGTAGAGTCTACTGCTGCTATTCAGGTAGATAAAGAAGGCAGAACAGAAGGCAGAGCGGTAACAGCTCAGGCAGGTATTGACATCAACCGTAAGGGCATGGACATAGCCCAGTCCTTCGGTAGCTCCTCGAGTTATGCTCGGAAATATGCATTGCATGGTCTGTTCCTCATAGACGATACGAAAGACCCAGATAGTACAAATGACCACGGTGCAAAAAAGGAGGAGCTTAGTCCAAAGCATCCCAAGTGGAGTGGAGCCAAGGAATCTGTAGCCAATGGTAAGGTAACCATAGAGCAAATTAAGGCAGTGTATATTCTTACTGCTGATAACGAAAAACTACTACTATCATGAACTTTAAATGCAGAGCAAGTGCCTTGGGTCAGTTGATGACTAACCCAAGGTCTAAATCAGAAACTCTTTCTCAGACTGCTAAGAGCTATATTGAGGATTGGGTAAAAGAGCAGATTTACGGAGTAAAGAAGCAGATTAAGTCTAAGTACATCCAGAAGGGATTGGCCTTGGAAGATATGGCGATTGAGTTCTATTCTATTGCCAAGGATCAGAGTTTTATGATTAAGAATCTGGACAAGTATGAGGATGATTTCTTCACAGGAACTCCTGACTGTATGCATGAGGGTGTAGTCTATGACTTTAAGACCTCCTGGGACTGCTATACCTTCCCTCTATTTGACCAAGAGCCTGACATGGGTTACTACTATCAGCTCCAGGTGTATATGCACCTGACAGGCTTAAAAAAGGCTAAGTTGGTATATACACTTCAGGACACTCCTGAGTACTTGACTTATGAGGAGCCATTAAGCTATAGCCATGTTGATAATGCCTACAGGATTAAGGAGTTTGACATTGAGTTTGACCCTGAAGTGATTGAGAAAGCCAAGGAGAAAGTATTGGAGGCTAGGGAGTTTGTTAAAGAGATGATGTCATGAGCGATATAACGATGTGCGAGGGCATAGATTGCCCTATCAGAGAAAAGTGCTATAGATTTAGGACACATACTGATTTGATTCAGCATTTCTTTATTAAGACTCCATATGAGTACAGTCACTGCGATAAGTTTATATCACTAGAAGAGGAATATGATATGTCTAAAATAAAATTTGTAGAATGCCCGATATAACCATGTGCCCAGGGACTAATTGTCCAGCTAAAGAGAAGTGCTACAGATTCACAGCCAAGCCTAGTGATTATCAATCGTACTTCACAGTACCACCTATAAAAGACGGTAAGTGCGAAATGTACTGGGGAGAGAATGCAGAATCAGTTTGGAATCAACTTAAAGAAATAATGAAATGAACTTTATTGAACTAGAGGAAGAGCATCTAGGAAACCTAGACCTTTCAGTAATCCATATCAAAGACGAGAACTATATGTTTGGATTCTACGACAGCTACTGGTACATCGAAGCAGTGGTGGTAAAAAACAATAGGAGATTCGACCAAATAGTAAGCTATAAGGTAGAGTATGATTCAGTACCTATAAATGGTAAAGAATTAGAACGCATTTTAACAAATATCCTTGATTATTGCAATTATAACTATTAACATGACATCATTAACACAGGAACAGAAAGCAGAAATAGTAAGACTCTACAAGCTAAAGGTCTTAAATAAGAATATCGCTACCATCATGGGACTATCCAAGCACGTTGTAAACAATTACATCTACAAGGATTATCTCAAGACTAATGAGCGTGCAAAGAATACAGCATCACACTTAAAATTATCTGATGATGTGATCGAGATGTACAAGAATGGTCTATCGTATAAAACCATTGCCCAGCGTACTGGATTAAAGTACTTCCATATTTGTGAGATTATTAAGCATACTACTTACCGCAGGAGACAAGGAATAACCATAAAAAATCTTAAAGAAGTACAACGAATGTACCTAGAAGGTAATAGAATTTCTACTATTTCTTACAAGCTAGATTTACCTTATGGACAGGTCGAATACTGGGTAAGGAAGATCAGATCAGGGGTGTACACAAGTGTACACTAAGTGTACACTAAGTGTAAACCAAAATCGGCCTCCATTGGCTCCAATCGCAATAAGTGAACACAATGGACACTTTTTGGCAAAAATGAAAAAAAATAAATTTTCACTAGGTAAAAAAAAATACATTACGAAAAAAAGTGTAAACTTGTAAACCTAAGCCAAAAAAGTGCCAAAAATCGGTCAAATTATAACGTATGAAGGGTTTTAGGGGTTTACACTCAGGTGTAAACTTAGTGTAAACTTAGTGTACACTTTTTGCCAAAAATCACTCATTTTCTACAATTACTTGTAAAACACGATGAACGTAACTTTAGGAAGAGCAATCAATTTATTGAACGCTGGATTCAGCGTAATGCCCATATCAGAAGGCAAAAAACCGCTCATTTTATGGAAGGAATACCAGACCAAAAAGATAGAAAAAGCAGAGTTAGAGAGGCTAGAGTCTAAAACCAAAGGTTATGGTATTATTACAGGATTTTATGGTACTGAATGTATAGACATAGACTTAAAGGTATTCCCATCTGTACAGGAAGGCAAGAAATTCTGGAATGAGTTTATCGCATTTGTATCCGATTACATCGATGACTTCGCTAGGAAGTTCGTAATCTACAAGACCGTAAACTCAGGATACCACATCATCTACAGATGTTCTAAGGTAGAAGGCAACAAAAAACTAGCTACACTCAAGGGACATTCTCAAGCCTTAATTGAAACTAGAGGTACTGGCGGATATATCTACATCTACGATAACCAGGTCAGCGACTTGTCTTATGAGCAGATTCAGGAGATCACACCTGAAGAGCGTGATTTGTTGATGAATCTATGTAAGTATTTTCACTATGAAGAGAGGGTAGATGAAATTAGGCCAAAAGAAGCCGATTACAGCGGTCTAACACCTTGGGATGACTACAACCATAGGAACAAGGTAATTGACCTCGTACAGGGCGAATTTACGGCCGTTAAGCACCTATCTGACCGCATAGTTCTACGCAAGAATCAAAGTAAGGATGCATTGCATGGATTTATCTACAAAGACTCAGGTTTGTGCTACATATTTACCACTGCGACAATCTATCCTCACGAGACTCCGCTTAGTCCGTTTGCTATCTACGCATGGAAGTTCTTTGCTGGAAACTACTCTGAAGCTGCTAGAGAATTGTATAAGGCAGGATATGGAGAACGCAAGATTAAGAAAGTAGAGATTGAGCGTATAGAGATACCCAAGGAGGAGTTAATATTTCCGATTGAGGTATTCCCTGAAGTGTTGCAGAGTTACATTCTTCTCAATCAAAAGACCTTGAATCATTCTATTGACTACATGGGCAGTACCTTGCTATGGTACATTGCAATCTGCATAGGCAATGCCTGTAAGGTGGAGGTAAAGACAGGATGGCGAGAATCGGTAAACATCTGGATTGGCCTCATTGGTAAGGCAGGTCTAGGTAAGACCCCTAGTATAAATGCAGTCATCTTCCCACTATCTAAGAAAAATAGTTTTGAGATTAAGCATTTTCAGAATGAGTACAAGAAGTACAAGGAATATGAGAAGCTAAGTGCTAAGGATAAGAAGGATGTGGAGGAAGTTAAGGAGCCTGTGCGGAAGCAGATTATCGTAAACGATGTTACCATCGAGGCATTGGCTGATCTCCACGAGGAAAACGAAGTTGGCATTGCAGTATTTAAAGATGAGCTTAATGGATGGATTAAGGACATGAATAAGTATAAGCCTGGCTCTGACCTTGAGTTCTGGCTCTCCTGTTGGTCTAATCAGCAAGCGATTCTGACAAGGAAGACTGCAAAGAGTAGCTTTATTCAGTCTCCTGTTATTCCTGTGCTAGGCGGAATTCAGCCTGGTATCTTCTCTCAGATTTCTACCTTGGAGAATAAGGACAATGGATTCTTAGATAGATTGCTTGTCTGCTACCCTGACAAGGATATTGAGCATTACAATAGAAATGCCATAGAGCAGGAGGTATTGGATTGGTACGAGGCTTATATGTCCCAGTTCTATAACCTGATAAGAAAAGAAATCTTGCAGTTGAATAAGTTTGGAGATATTGAGTCTAGGATAATTAAGTTTGATGCAGATGCAGAAAAGGAATGGGAAAGGATATTTAATAACATCACAGATATGCAGAACTCGGATGACATTTCTGAGTATGTCAAGAGTATGTTGAGTAAGCAGAAGGCTTACATCCCAAGGTTTGCTCTGATTATTAACTCAATTACTGCCTATAACGAAGGCAAAGGATTTGACTGGATTAGTAAGGATAGTCTGTTGAAGGCAGAGAAATTGAGTAACTACTTCATTGCGATGTCTAAGAAGATTAAGATTAACTCCTTGGAGAGTTCAGAGCTTAGTGAATTAATTAGGTCACTAAAGAATGAGCCTATAGAAAGAAAGATACAGCATATTCAGGAAGCTATCCCTGACTTCAATAGATCAGAGCTTGCTGAGATGCTAAATGT